CCCGCCCCCCTGGCGGTAAAGTCCGTGTCCGTAATCTGCCCAAATGTAGTACCGTCCCAGTAATAGGCGTTAGGCTCATTCACGAACACTACCGAATCCGTGTTAGAGTCGATATCTACATTGACAGGCGTTCCAACACTGCCTAACAAGGTTGCAGTCTTATTGCTGTCAATCTCGTAAGCGTTCGACCCGGCCACGACATACAGCTTACTGAGTGCGGCGTGCATTGCCTGTATTGCCCCAGTGCCGACCGTAGTCCATGACGTAATACCTGGCGCCCTTGCCAGATATAATGGCCCTATAGCCGTTTCCGGTAATGGCTCTATATAGCAGTTAACGAGCCTGGACGGTGATGTTGGGGCGCTGCGTAATTGGTACGAATGCAGCGGTAATGGCAATCTCATTTACGATCCACAATTTTTACGAGACTGTCATCGAACACCACGAAATTCCTTGTCCCTTTACCAGTCGCCCTTGAGCCTTGGTCTAAATAGCGAATGCCGGGGATGCCTGCTTGATTAAGCGCCCTGGATGCCGCCTCATTATTGCCAAGCCTCTTATAGAGCTCTCCGCCATCCTTGCTTTTAATCATTCGATCTTTCCACCAGTCAGCAAGCCACTCATCAGAAAACGTCCTGCTCTCTGGAGGGCCGTCTATTTTCACGGCTGGGCCTATTAGCCTTCCTTCAGAGTCAACCCACCCAGAAACGTTTTTATAGTCCGCTCTTTTTAGCCCTAGACGAACCGGGTCAAGAGCCACTAATACACTCTCAGGCTGCTCACTCAGCGGCTTGTCCCAATCAAGCATCTTTTCGATGGCTTCGTCGGGGATGTCTACTTCGTAGAGAGCACCTTTTGAAAACCCGGCAGACTTAGCCTCATCTATGGCACGCATTGCTTCGTCAAAATCTGAACGCCCAGATTTTGCGAACATATCTAAAATATCCGTATCAGAATGGCCTTGCTCGATTAGATCCGCGGCGAACTCTCCGTTAGGCGTTAGCCTCTGCTCATAACGAGCGACCCGAGCATTGCCAACCGTTTTGTAAGATCCTGCAACCTCTGGGTTCTCAGCAAAGTACAGCCCATGCCCGTAAGCCTGTGCGCCCTCACCAGTCCCTATCTTTTTGATGTCGAAAGCGTCGAACTTGTGGGGCGAGCCGTGGAACGCAGTCATGCCGGCCAAACCAATTAAAGACATCGGATCTATTTTCGACGCAATACGCAAAGCGTCAGTAGCGTCAGGAGTCGGCCCAAAACTACCAGCAAAAAAAGCTGGTGACTGTGGATCGAATCCGAGCTTTCTGCCTATCCAATCTGTCCCGCCAACCTGCTCGGATGTCACACCGAAAGGACGCAAAAACACGGTTGCGAGGTCAACAGGGGCCCCAAGAGCACCAGATACCAAACCACCAGCAGCCTGATTAGCGTGTCTTGGCAAATCACGCTTGTAAAATTCAGGGTCGGACAACGCGTTATAGACGTCCCTAGCCAGACTGTTCGCCTTTGTGCCAAGCGCGTTAATACCAGCTTTTAAGGCGTTAGAATTCCCACCGATCATTGGTCAATATCAATATCGTAACGGCCGCCCCGCAAATGCCCATCTCCTATTGGTAAATGGTTCATATTGGAGTTTCCGAGACGTTCCCATTGAGACTTACGCAATACGGTCGTTAATGCCTGGTCTGCCTGTAGAGCAAGTTCCGCCGACACAGTAGCGCCATATACGGACGCTAGCCTTAAAGCCAAATTTGACATGACAGCGAGCTCGGCCCAGGCCGGCACAGGAAGCGTGTCCGTGGTCGACGTTTGAGCGTAATAGCCCAACTCCACGCCGTCCTCGGTCCATTTCTCAAGCATCTGATTGAGACGACGTAACGCATGGGCGCCTTGCTCAGCGGACGGGGACTCTGCCTCTGATAAGACATTTATCTCCCGGAGCGCATCTCCGATTAGCTGCACATTTGTCGTCATTAGTAACTACACCTCGAGCAAGGGTCAGGTACAGACTTACGTCCTAGCATCTGCTCCCGCCTATCACGCCAAAATGGTTGGTTGTAGATGTCAAGTAACGAGTGCTCGTTCACGTCACCGATAACGAACTTGCCCTCGTCCATGCAGCAAAGCGCTACCTTGCCTGTAGCCATTACAGACAACTCAAACCACCTGCTGCACGGCGTATCCGGTATTTCCGCTATCTGCGGGTCCGTGTAATCAATCCAGGCGTCTTTTTTGATCACAACTGCCTGGAACTTAGGCCAGCGCCAGTGGCAATACATACGGAACCGCTCATCTGGCCCGCCTACCTTCGACAGCACCACCGGGTGCGGGAAGTCCATTCGGTGCAGATCGTCTAGCCGTTTCGACGTTTGAGCGAATTTAAGGCCCATTACGGCCTCGTAATCACTGGCGTCTATAGCATTCAAGGAAACCCATAAATGCCGCACATTGCGCAATAGCGCGATCTGGCGGGCCTTCTCAACGGTGAGCGGGGATCCGTTCGTGAATATCCGCAAATAAGCCTGCGGAATCCTGTCATTGATCCGCTCGCACATCGGAATAAGCCGACTATCCAGTAGCGGCTCATTCAGTTTGAATGGAGCAATAATGAAAGGGTTAGGAAACCCCTCCATTTCCGTTAAGAGTCGGTCTAACAACTCGTCCGGCATCTTCGTCCCCTTCCGTTCGATCGTCGGATAGGGACAGAAAGTGCAAGCCGCATTGCATAGCGCTAGCGTCTCGAGCGAGATTTCATTCGGCTGGTCTAGATAGTGTTCCCTGAGAATCCTAAAATTCTCTGCAGGCGTCATTTGCGCGCTACTAAACCAAATCCTAGCTGGTCCTCGTCCTCGTGGGCGTAGGCGAGCTCGAAGTTGCCTTTCCACCAGGGCCGATAATCGGTCATCGAGGTTTTGCCGACCTGCTCGTATGAGCCTTGATTCAGGAACACAAACGATTCCTTGCTAACTATCCTCGTATGACCAGGATCGCCCCAAGCCCAGCGGCCATCCCACATCGGCGTGGTGCCGAATAACACCCCGTCAGGCTTCAGAATGCGCCAGAACTCGTAAAACTGGGCGAAAAAGAAATGCCAGTCCCCTTGCTGACCGCAGTGCTCGAGCACTTCATATGCGTGTATCTCATCGAATTGGTTATCCTCGAATGGATACGGCAATACGTTGAGGTCATGCACGTAATCAGGATTCGTTCCGGGGTCAATATCGAGCGTTACAAGGTCTTTCCACTCGTCCGAGTCCTCTTTTCGGTGGACTCGCTTTTTGCGGTTATTCCCGCAGCCAATTAGTAGCTCAGCCATTGGCCACCTGTGCCTTTTCCTGAGCTTCTATCTGACGAGACAAGAAATCCTCAAAATTGCACTTGTATCCGGCATGAACGAAATCAAAATTAGGCCAAACCGGGATAGGTTTACCGTATTTTTCACGGTATTTGTCGCAAAAGACGAAATCCTCGCCCATAAATCGACCGTCTTCGGTCAATTTGGTCTCGAAAAGCCACGGAACCGTGCCTTCATCGGTCACATGCACCTTTTTAGCCTCTGCCGCCATTTCCTCAATGACTTGACGGGAGATGCAGAGGAACCCAGTAGCGACCCGATCACACATGATCCAGCCATCCTCGACCCATAACCCACCCAGTTCAGGGTGAGGGGTCCACTTTACCGGGTATTCCTCCGGTTCCTGCCGCCTACGGTATGCACCCGCACAGATAGGCAGATTGGCCTTTAACAGCCCTACAAACGCTCGAGCCTCGAACTTAAGGTCTGAATCTACAAAGAATAAGTGAGTGGCGTCTTTGCATTCCTCTTTCTCGAGGAAGTATTTAACGAACACATTACGGGCCAACTCGATAAATGCGCCATTACCCATATAAGACGCAGTTACATATATTTGATGCAGCGGACAACAAAAAGCCGCCTCAGTCATGCTCTGCGAGTACCCCACATCAACTTTGCCGTCATACGCAGGGGTCGCCACATATGCGTGTATTCGTTCTTTTTTACGCTTCGCGCCTAACTTGCTCATGCATACCTCAATAACCCCCTTGGTTGAAAGAAAGGGGGCCCGAAGGCCCCCTAACGGTCCTAGTAGAGATCGGACTCGGACATATGCCGCGAGGCAAGCTCTGGATAAAGACCCCCGAAGCCCCACAACACGTCGATACGAGTCGGGAACGTATCGGTGCTGATCGCGTACTGACGAGCGAGCCGCATCGAAATGCCGTCCATCGACTGACGAGCGCCCCAGGCGCCATCCTTCGACACATCCACCAAGTCCGCCGTCGCGAACACGAATGCATCACGATGGTAGAAAAGGTCTTGATGGAATGCCGAACTCGCAGCGCCAATCCGGGTCACGGTCAATCCGTCCGTATCCGATACACCGGAAAGCACAGTGTTCTGATACGCATTACCAGAGCCGTAAATCAGCCCAGGCTTGACCGTTACCGTGTAGGCAGTCGCCGCCGTGGTCAACGTCACAGAACTCTGAACCACAAAGGTCTGCAGCTTGCCGCTGTTAACCTTCGTCTCAGGGTGTACACCGTACACACCGGACAGAGTGATGATGTCGCCCGCAAGCAGGGTTGTGCCCGACGTTGCGCCGTCAACCGAAAGATCGGTCTGCGATACCCATGAGTTCGACGTGGTTGCCGTGCCAAGCGCCGTGCCGTTCGTCAGCGGTGAGCCCGCCAGCGAGCCGGTCGTATGCTTGGATAGCAACGTCGACTCGACCACATCAAAGCCACCCGTGCGGCCCATCAAGCCCTCACGGTACTGTGCCTCAATGTTGGTCGACGCATGGAATAGTCCCTTCGTAACGTCGTTGAACTCAATCATCGAATCAGGGGACAAAAGCGCCGATCGTGACGCCTGCGGCCCAAGGTTCTCGGTGATGTTCGCGCCGTTCTTCTGATAGTACGCATACGTGATTTTCGAGTTTGTCGTCGCGTTGCTGTAGTTGTTGACGAGCTTATAAGCCGCACTCAAGGCATCGCCCTCAATTTTGGCTGCAAGCTGAGCCATCGCCGGCTCTATGATTCGCTCGGAGAAATCGTCCAAGCTCATCGTCAACTCTACGGACGTAAACGACACATCAACTCCATACTGACTGGTGACAGCCAGCGGAGTGGAACGCTCGATGTGGTCCTGCGCGCTCAAAGTGGCACCTGTACGAACGGTGTACTTCGGCGGCATACGGATATTGAGACTCGTCCCAATCTTCGCACCCGCTTGTGCAAACCGATCGTCGTATTGCTTATTAACCCCTTTGATGAACCCCAGCTTGGCGTGAAGGATCATCAACGCCTTTCGGGTGATCATCGTAGGGGTCAGAATGCTGTTAGCCATTCCTACATCCTTCGGCTATTTCTTAGCCTGCAATCGCTTCCTCTCCAGCGCCACCCATTCCTCAACACTCAGCTTGTCGCTTGATGCATCGGTAGATGTCACGTGTTGCCCAGGGTCACGACCCTCGACTTTCGGTGTCGGCGCTGGCGCCTTGGACGCGGTACGGCTCGCCTTGGATTTCTCAGACTGGATCCCGTTCGCTATTCGCCCCAACTCAACACCCGCCAGATAAGGCGGTAGCTGAGACAGGGATTGGGCAATATCGGGGTTCTTGCCTAGGTAGTACGCAATCTCGGGCCCGTCATCCATCGACATAACGATTTCCGCCACACCGTCGGATATGGGCGCCGAATACGCCACCTGGCTGTAGTCTTTGACATTGGACGCAAACTGAGCCTCACGAGCTCGGAATTGCCTCGAGGTACGGTCCCGTTCCTGCTGAGCGTGAAACTCAGACAGGGAAGATCTAGCGACATTCTCAGCCGCCTTAGCCGCCCGTTTCTCGGCTACACCGAACAGGTAAGTACGGTATTTGTCCTCGTCATAATCGAAATCCTTGAGCGCCTTCGGGGGTTCCTCCGGTTCGGGTGCCTCAGCTTTCTTTTGCTGCTGCAGCGCCATGTCCCGCCAGGAATCCCGCTCCCGCGTCAACTCCTGAAGCCTTTTAGCTACCCCACGAGGTCTCTTGTCCTCTTGTGGTGCTTCCGGCTCCTGCGATGCCCCACCCTCCGGTTTCGCATCTGGTTGCTGAGCTTCCTCTTGCGGCTGCTCAGACTCATCAGGCACTAAGCCTTCCTCCGCTTGCGCGGCTTCGTCTGTCATATCGCTGACCTTTGCGGTTTATCCCTGTGAGCGCACAGGTACGTTTGAGCCCTACCTATGAACGGATAGGTGCGTTATTCATACTCAGGCTGTGCAACCAATTCCCCGTTGACACGGGATGTCCTCACAGCCTTAACACGGGTGTCTGCATCACCATCCTCGTATTCAGGGATGGCAACCAGTTGACCGTTAACCCGCTTGGCCTTCATGGCCTTAATCTTTGGCACCTTACGGCTTTGTGCCTTCTCGCTTGCCTCGTTCATCTGCTCGAGCAAGTGATTTGCTAGAGCGACGAACTCAGCCGCGGCTCCCTCGATCGTTGCAATGGCCTGCACAGCCTCACTCGAGAGCAAGTCACGGCTAACCTGGCTAGCCTTGTCACCCGCACTCGTGCTGAGTGCTGCCTCTTTAATGGCGATATCAGCCATCGCCTTTGCAACTTCGGCTCTAAAGTTCGCTTCCTCGGTCTTGAGTTGTGCAATAGCCTTCTCGATATCTGCCTTTTGCTTGACGTTCTCTGCCTTCTCGGATTCAAGCTCCTGTGCAGCCTGTTGCACCAACTGACCGTGCTGTTGAACCTGTTGCATGGCCTGTTGCGCTTGCTGCATAGCCTGTTGAACCTCTGGCGGCATGTCCTTACCCTCGGACAGCCGTTGCTGTATCTGAGGCGGAAGGATGGACTGCCACCGATCGGCTATATCCTCAGCATAAGGCAAGTCGAGAGAGCGGAATATCAAGTCACCAGCCACCTGCATGAGCTCAGGGCTGCGTGTAGCCAATTCCCCATACACCTCGGCCGCTTCCTGTCGCTGGGTAGAGAAGTTCGGCCCGGTTGTGACCGTCACATCGTATTTGCCAACCGTCATATCGTTGACACGAATAGCCCGGTTCTGCTGGTAATCGAACACTACCTGATTAACTTGGGCGTAATCCTCGCTGCCGTCAACACCCAATACCCTAATCTCACGCTCTGCGTCGTACACATTCGGGATCAGGTCAATTAACAACTCCCATGTGCGGCGAATGGCCTTCGCCATGTTGTCGGGGAAGTTGTAGGTAACGATCTGTGCCTGGTTCTGCTTGCGAGCAAGAGCAATGCCTGACTTCTCGCCCGATTCCTCACCGAACGACGCCTCATGCAGCCCGGTAACGTCCCGAATGTCCTGTGCAGCCGATATAGAGCCTTGAATGAGTGCCGCAGGCACCTGTGGCGGCGGCATCGGGACAGGCGGACCAGGCGCCTTAGCATCTGGGTTATAGAGCAAATACGGGAAGTTCTTACGGTGTGCTTCAGCCCAAGACGGCAGATTCCCCTTAGCCTGCTCTGGTGTGGACCAGAACTTAGCCTGTGGACTTAGTGCTACCGTCTCATCCTGTGCCGTGCGCTGAATGTTGTATGACTTCTGTGCGTCCTTGGCGAACCGATGCAAACCCCACCAGAGTTGCTCACCCTCTACTACCTTTTGCTCGCCGTACACCATCACGAACGGGAACTCACGCCCAGCCCATTCAACCGGGCCCTCGAGAATCTTTGACCCCGAAGCAATGCACATCATAATTTTGTATGTCTTACACTCACGCCGACGGACGATTTGCTGCTCAAAGCCAGGCATCTGCATCATGGCCTTAGCTTCGTCACTCTCGGAATCGACCGTAATCTGCCCCTGCTCGCTCTGTACGAGCCATATTTCCTTGGTGTGAGGTTCCTTGTACCAATACTCGGCTATCCGTACCGTGTGTTCGTCTAGCCAGTTATCCTCGTCATCAAACCCGCCCAAGTCCTCGAAGTCCGATTTCTCGGTACGCTTGCCATACTTGGTCTCGAACGCCTGGTGCGATATCCGCTCGGTGAGTATCCAATCCTCGGCGTCACGCTTCATTGGATCCTGGCAGCCCGGGTCGACGTACAAACAAAACGGATTCTTTATCGGGCTGATAATGATGTCTTGGTCGAACGTGTCGTCATGCGAATAACGAGTCTCAACTCGCCATGCGCCCATGCCGGCGTCGACCTGATACTCGGCCGCCATATCAATTACGGTGTCACCGTCCGATATGTTCCAGATATTGCGGCACAAGCCCTCGTATAACTCGGCTATCTTTTTGTCCCCACCCTCGACAGCCCGAATCTTACCCTGTGGACGGTTAGCCCGAATCTCGTTGATTACACGCTTGCCGTTAATCCTGAGCTTGTTGTACTCCATGCACGGACGGTCGCCGCGCTCTTGCTTCATGTTGGCGTCCCATTGCTCACCAGGGACGTTTACAAAGCGCATGTCCTCCATAGCTAGTCGGCGGTTCTCGTCGTCAGCGTCGTACATGACCTGATAACGAGCTCGTATCCGCTCAAGTAACTTTTTGTCGCCTTTTGCCATTTAAGCTGCCCAGCCGTGACCGCGTAGGTTGGAGTAAGGGTCTGGTATGTGCGCGTCGTCGTTCGTCATCTCGTCAGCGATAACGCACATATACCTGTATGCATCCGAGGCGTGGCTGTGCTCGTCATGTAACGGCCCGCCTGCCTCACCTGTCGTTTGGTTAACCTGGCGCCTGTAGCGCTTTAAGTGCTCAATGAGCGGCGCTGCCCGTGTCTCGTCAAAGTACACGCGTGGGAACGCTAGCCTTGCTTCCTGAATACCGCTCTCGAGACCGATATCAGGCACAACTTGAACCTTTCGGCCAAGCGCCTCTAATACGTCTATCGTGGATTTCCCCTGCTTGGGGTCTTTGTGCCTTGCATCGTGAGGCACGAAATCCGTTCCATATCGGTAATCCCGCTTGTCCAGGTCTGCGCAGTATTCCGCATACGTCCTGTGGGAATCCTCGATATAGTCAATGACCAGCAACTGGCTGCCCGCTCGCTGGGCCATAATGATGCTCGTCTTATCGTTCCAACCCAAATCCCATATGGTATGGACCTTGAGTAAAGGATCGTAAGGTACAGGGCGAATCCTCTTTTCTTCGATAGCCTTCGCCACTTCCTTGGCGAATATGGCTCCCTCAACGGTTGCTCTGCAGTTTCCTTCCCAGACGTTGTCATATGCCTCTGGATCCCGTTTGGCGAGCGCTAACCGTTCTTTCTCTAGCACATCAGGAAACCAGGGATTGTCCGAATAATTTAGCTTGATAACGATAGAGTCTTCTGGCGGATCAACTACAAAGCGCTGATAAGTCTCGTCCGTATCTAGCTCAGGGTTGAACGTCACCCATATTTCCGAGCCCGGCTTTCTGATCGTCGGGATAAGAACTTCCCACGATTTCTTGGTTATGACGTGAGCTTCCTCACACCAAACAATATCAATGCCCTCGAATGACTTGATTTTGGCAACGTCAAGCTGCCTCAAGCCACCGAAAAAGAACTGAGTTCCGTTCAGTCCCTTAATACTTGTGTCCGTGACCGAGTAGAACTGCTCTAACCCAAGAGCGGCTATCTGGTCACGTAACAACTGGTGCACAGATTCAGAGATCGTTCGCTGTATCTCTCGAGTGCAAAGAATGCGTAACGGCTTGCTAACCCCGCCGATCAGCAATAACCGCGCAACAGTCCAGCTTTTTGTGGACCCACGGCCGCCGTACAAAACCTTATAACGAGCGTTATCCAGTAACGGTAAAGCCTTATTCGGTATGTCCAGTTCCAGAGACGCCACGAACTATGATTTCCTCGAATTTCAACGGGGCCTCTGGGTCACCAGATACAGTCGTGCTCGATGCAGGCGTCCCGATCGCTTGACTAATCAGATATTTGGCTGCGTCAACCTGCGTTGCCTTCAATTCGTGTTCCCCATTTATGTGTTTTAACAACGAATTTATAAGCTGACTTACCTTTATTTTTTCCCTCACCATGTCTTGATGGCGACGGTTTAACCTAGCAGCCATTTCAACAACGCTTGCCCTTTCCGCGTCTTTTCCCTTTCATGCCTTTCATTACGGACTCCCTCTCAAGTTACTGACGTTCCACGTGAAACTCGCCCGATGCTGACTAGATGTGTCAGGATCTGCCGCAACGGTGAGTTGTTTACGCTCGTATGGATTGGATGCGTCGACAATCGCGTTGTTTGCCGCTGTGACTGAGATAGCCACACTCGAGCCTGCCGAGGCTGAGGTCCAGTCCAGAACCGTGGTTTTGGTGGTCAGGCAGTCAATCCGATACTTAACGGTTGACGGGGCCGATGCTGCGCTCGTGGCTCTATCTCTAAAATAGGCTGTGGCCGTGAACGCTGATCCTTCCGTCCAATTCGTTTTAGCTACTTGTATCGCTATCTGGTCTGGCATCAAACCCACCAAAAGTCCCTGTAGAACCTACCGAAAAACTCGCTAGGCTCTGCCTGTTGTATCCATTTGCGCAGCAATATGATCCGATCGAGCTCTAGCGCGTCCTTGCGCCGTTTCTTGTCCCTTGCCCAGTGTTTCGGGCCCTCACCGACCTTTATCGCCAAGTCCTCGATCTTGTGAAATACCGTGTGTGGACGGTGCTTCACGTAGGCCATGAGCAATTCCCATCGCCTTAGTTCCTCGCCTGGAGCGTGACTCTGGTCTGTCGGGTATCTGGCTTGCCAGCTAACTGACACGTCAAACGGGTCTCGAATCGGGATATGGGCCATACCTGTGTATAGCTTGATATCCGGGTCGTTTTGCCCGAAGTGCCAATAACCGTTAAACCCTAAATGGTCCCTGAGCGTTCGTGTCCCTGTGTGCGGGACACTGATTACCATGCCTAAGCGACCATAATTGTTGCTAGGATCAGAAATTCCTCTTCCTCTCTGGCTCGTTCTATCTCACGTTGCAACGCCTCTAATGCGCTGCGGTTGCCTTGCCTGAGCGCTCGCTCGAACGCTATTCCTACCCGCTCACTGTACTCTTGAGCGCCTAATACGTCCTGACTGCGCTCTGCTAGTGCCTTGAGACGGTTTAATTGAGCATTGCGTGCGGTTTCAGCCTCTTGGGCGAATAGAAGCTGGGCAATCTCTCGGTCGATTGCGTTCTCTATTCGCTCGAGCGACTCGATACGCTCTTGCTGTTCCCTTTCCTCAGCCTGCCGGCGTTGCCGTTCTGCCTCGTAAAGATTCAGGAAGCCCCAGCCACCTGTGGCGGTCGTTGCCTCGCCTTCCGTGACGGTTAGCGTAGCAGTGCCGCCAACCAGGGTTAGCGTGCCGGCATCGGCCGTAAGGGTGACATCCCCGCCCGCTACTAGGGTCGCATCTGAGCCGCTTAGGGTTAATGTGCCCTCATTTGCGGCTAATGTAACCGTAAATGTTGCTGAGCCGCCGCTTAGTGACAGCGTGCCTTCTGTCGTCTGGTGAGAGACGGTAGGCGCGGCATCTGAGCCGGTTAGGGCTATCGAGCCCTCATTCGCCGCCTGAGTAACAGCAAAGACCGCTGACCCGCCCGTGAGGGCCAATGTGCCGGGGTTTGCAACCCCTAGCTCGCTAAATGCCGCTGTGTCGCCCGTGAGGGCGAGAACTCCCGCCGCCGCTGGTAGGGCAAGGGTCGGCGCTATATCGCCGCCAGTGAGCGTTAAAGAGCCTTCTGCGGCACTCAGCAATACGGTTAGAGCTGCATCCTGACCGGATAGCGTTAACGAGCCCTCGCTAGCTAACTGAGTCAGCGTGAAGGTCGCGGTATCGCCCGTAACAGCCAACGAGCCAGGATCGGCCGTAAACGATACCGTGGGCTGTGCCGTGCCGCCCGTTAACGCCAGAGCACCAGGGTCCGCCGTTAGTGTGATGTCGACGTTAATAACGGCTTCAGAGCCTGTGAGCGTCAATGCCCCAGGATCGGCCGTTATCGAGATCGTCGGGGCAATATCCTGCCCGGTGAGCGTCAATGTGCCCGGATCGCTTGGCAGGGCGATCGTGGGCGCAACCTCGCCACCTGTGAGAGCGAGGGCGCCCGCGTCCGCCAACTGCGTGAGCGTGAATGTCGCCGTATCCCCGGTAAGCGCTAGGCTACCTGGATCCGACGGCAGGGCAACGGTCGGGGCCATGTCCCCGCCAGTCAGCGCTAAAGCAGCCTCGTTTGCCCCCAGACTGATATCAAACGCCGCGGTGCCGCCGGTAAGGGCTAGTGCCCCCTCAGTGACAGCGAATGTGACGTTTAACGCCACTGAGCCGCCCGTTAAGGCGAGCGTTCCTGCAGCGCTAGGCAGGGCAATCGTCGGCGCCATCGTAGCGCCTGTGAGCAACAGCGCGCCCGGGTCTGCCGTTAAGGTGACATCCGCACCAGCATCTAGCGTCGCATCTGCCCCAGTGAGCGCTAGCGTGCCCTCTGCGGCCGACATCGTGACATCGAGTGTCGCCGTGCCGCCTGTCAAGGCTAGCGTGCCGGGGTCTGACGGCAGCGCTATCGTGGGCTGTATGTCGCCCCCGGTTAGAGCTAATGCACCCTCACCCGCTAAGAACGTCACGTCTAGCGTGGCGTCCCCACCCGTCAAAGCTAGCGAGCCAGGATCCGACGGTAACGCTACAGTCGGCGCAATGTCCCCGCCCGTAAGGGCTAGCGCCCCTTCACTTGCCCCTAGCGTGACGGTGAACGCAGACTCGCCGCCCGTTAAGGTGAGCGCGCCCTCGTCCGCTAGCTGGGTGACCGTGGCAGTAGCTGTCGAGCCCGTAAGCGTCAGCGTGCCGGGGTCGGACGGCAGAACCACAGTTGGCTGTGCGTCGCCTCCCGTTAGGGCTAGTGAACCGGAGTCCGCTGTCAATACGACAATCGGCGCAATGTCCCCGCCAGTCAGGGTCAGCGCACCCTCATCTGCCAACTGAGTGACAGTGAAGTTCGCCGTATCCCCGCTCAGGACTAGTGAGCCAGGATCCGACGGCAGCGCTACGGTAGGCGCAATATCCCCGCCAGTGAGCGCCAGAGCCGCCTCAGCGGCTGCCATGCTGACTGTAAAGGTCGCTGCACCACCAGTCAGGGCTAGAGTGCCTTCCGTGGCGGTCAGAAGCTGAGCGACGCTCAGCGTTGCCTCACCACCCGTTAGCTGTAAATTAGCTCCGGTGTCGGTGCTGCTCTCAAGCAGGATAGGAAATCCCGACTCGGATAGTACATACCCTGCCGCATTCTCCTGCAGGAGATACGACGCACGGCCTAACGTGATGTCTAGCGTTGCCGCTGTGTCGCCGGTTAACGCTAGCGAGCCTGGATCAGCCGTAAGAGTCGTGGTCTCGGCTGCCGGAATAAGCCAATGAACCGAGTAGCGTTTCCTGCGTGGGTAAACTACATAGTACGGCGGCCTATACGTGTAGTTGCGTGAATTCGACAACTCACGGCCCTACTACAATTCTTCCCAGGTAATAAACCCATCCAGTTGCTGCGTTGCTGCAGGAGCCGTTAATAGCTCAAGGCACAATATAGCCGATGGAGCAACACGTATTTGGCAAGCAGGGGTTGGCAAATAATCCCAAGGACCTAGTTGCTCCCAAGAAAAATGATGCAAAATAGCGCCAGCCGTTCCTGGAGTTGTAACTAACGTCTCCACAGCAGCCGTA